TACTAAGTTCCAAATTGCTGCAAAAAACTATCCATAAGGTGTAACAGCGACACATGCTAGATGATACAATACAAGATACAACGCAAGAAATTCAAATAATCCCTAATATAGAGAACGATATTCCTATACCTAAACCAGCAAGAAATGTTGGTAATCTTGATTTGACATCGAATGAAGAAATACAATACCGAGCTAATACTATAAAAGAACTATCAGATATTATGGGAGAGGAAATTGAGCCTGACGCAGACAATCAGGCTGATGCTGAAGAGTTAGCTATAGAGATTATGAAAGACCCAACTAAAAAAGTAGAGTTTGGCAACTATCCTAATGAAACAATGGCCTACTTAGCAGGCCTCGTGGCGCAAACTAATTGTATGCTAGTCAACGAACTGTCAGATTATAAGTTACATATTGTCAATCGCCTTGTTCAAGAGGCAGAAACAGCTAAGAATGCTAAAGATAGACTACAAGCACTGATTAAATTAGGTGAGATTGATGGTGTTGATGCGTTTAAGCGTAGAACTGAGGTCACACACATTACAAAATCAGGTAAAGAATTAGAAGAAGAGTTATTAAAGACCATTGAAGAACTTAAAGGTAAAGTTATTGATGGTGAACATGAGATTTTAGACGATGATTAGTCCAAAAGATTTGACTATATTAGAAAAAGCTCTACCTCATATGTCAGAATCTGAGAGAAGACGTAACTTAGAGCTATTAACTAAGTATAAAGCAGAATTAGTCAAAGAAGCTGGGGGTAAAACTTTCCTTGAATTTATTAAACATGTCTATCCTGACTATAAAGTAGGGGCACACCATGCGAAATTGGCTAAATTATTTGAAGAAATTGCAGAAGGCAAAAGAAAAAGAGTTATTGTTAATATTGCTCCGCGACACGGGAAGTCGGAGCTTATCTCTTACCTCGCTCCTGCTTGGTTTTTGGGCAAACACCCAGCAAAAAAAGTTATTATGGCTTCACACACTGCTGATTTGGCTGTTAATTTTGGTCGACGTGTTAGAAACTTGGTGGGCTCCGACGCGTACAAAGATATTTTCCCTAAAGTTGAGCTGCAAGCCGATAGTAAATCTGCTTCTCGCTGGGGTACAAACTATAATGGGGAATACTTCGCTATTGGTGTCGGTGGCGCTCTTGCCGGTCGTGGTGCTGACTTGTTTATTATTGATGACCCCCATTCAGAGCAAGATGCCAAACTCGGAAAACCTGACGTGTTTCTACCAGCTTGGGAGTGGTTCCAATCTGGTCCTTTACAACGACTTATGCCGGGCGGAGCGATTATAGTTGTGATGACTCGGTGGTCAAAGCTGGACTTAACAGGACAGATTGTTAATCAGATGGTTAAAAATGAAGATGTTGACCCATGGGAAGTAGTAGAGTTTCCAGCTATCTTAGAACAGAATGGAGAAGAAATACCATTATGGCCTGAGTTTTGGCCATTAGAAGAATTAAAGTCAAGACGTGCTGCATTAGATATAAGATATTGGAATGCTCAATATTTACAAAACCCTGTGTCTGAAGAAGGTGCTTTAATAAAAAGAGAATGGTGGAATATATGGGAAGAAGAAAAACCTCCGTCATGTGAATTTATTATAATGACACTCGATGCTGCACAAGAGGCTAATACGCGAGCTGACTATAATGCTTTAACTACGTGGGGCGTATTTTTTAACGAAGAAACTAATAATTATAATATAATATTACTTAATGCAATAAAGAAAAGATTAGAATTCCCTGAGTTAAAGCAACTTTGCATAGATGAATATAGAGATTGGGAACCTGACGCATTTATTGTAGAAAAAAAATCTAATGGGGCTGCACTCTACCAAGAGTTCAGAAGAATGGGTATTCCCGTTGGAGAATTTACACCAGGAAAGGGGCAGGACAAAATCAGTCGAGTCAATGCAGTATCAGATTTATTTAGCTCAGGAATTGTATGGGCACCCGATCATAGATGGGCACACGAAGTTATTGAAGAATGTAATGACTTCCCATCAGGTGCAAATGATGATTTAGTTGATGCAACAACTTTAGCGTTAGCTAGATTTAGACAAGGTGGATTTATTAAATTACCTTCTGATGAAGAAGATGATATTCCATATTTTAGAAGTTCAGGAAAAAGACTATACGCAGTATAAGGAAAAATTATGGCACAAGATAACAATATAGATAAAGGACTGTACGCTGCTCCTCAAGGTATGGAAGAGTTAGCAGAAATGGAACCTGATATAGAAATTGAAATAGAAGACCCAGAAGAAGTTACAATCAGGGCAGGAGGAATTGAATTAGAAATAGACCCAGATGCTATGGACGATGATGAGTTTAATAAAAACTTAGCAGAAGACATGGAAGACAGCCTACTAGAAGACTTAGCAAGTGACCTTATTGAAGACTTTGAAGGTGATGTAAGTTCTCGTAAAGATTGGCTAGATACTTATGTTGATGGCTTAGAGCTTTTAGGTCTTAAACTAGAAGATAGAAGTGAACCATGGGAAGGCGCATGTAATGTATACCACCCACTTATGACAGAAGCTCTTGTTAAATTCCAAGCTGAAACTATGACTGAAACTTTCCCAGCAGCTGGCCCAGTTAAAACTAAAATTATTGGAAAAGAAACAAAAGAAAATATAGAAGCATCTGCTCGCGTACAAGAAAATATGAATTATCAACTTACTGAACGTATGGTTGAATATAGACCTGAACATGAAAGAATGTTATGGGGTTTAGGTTTAGCAGGTAATGCATTCAAAAAAGTTTATTATGATCCAAGTTTAGAGCGACAAGTCTCTATGTATGTTCCAGCTGAAGACATCGTAGTGCCATACGGTGCTTCAGACTTGGAGTCTACAGAGCGTGTCACTCATGTCATGCGTAAGACACAAAACGAATTACGCAAACTACAAGTCGCAGGGTTTTATAAAGATGTTGATTTAGGTGAACCTACTTATGACTTAGATGAAGTTGAGAAAAAAATTGCAGAGAAGATGGGTTTCAGTGCTACTACAGATAGTCGCTGGAAAATTCTTGAAATGCATGTTGACCTTGACTTAGAAGGTTATGAAGATGAACAAGATGGAGAACAAACAGGTATTGCATTACCTTATGTAGTAACCATTGAAAAATCAACGTCCACGATTCTTTCAATTAGACGTAACTGGAACCCAGATGATGACACTAAACAAAAACGTCAACACTTTGTGCATTATGGATATGTGCCAGGATTTGGCTTTTACTGTTTTGGTTTAATTCACTTAATAGGTTCGTTTGCAAAGTCAGGCACAATGATATTAAGACAATTGGTAGACGCGGGTACATTATCTAATCTCCCAGGTGGTTTTAAATCTAGAGGTCTGCGCATTAAAGGTGATGATACACCAATCGCACCAGCAGAGTTCCGTGATGTTGATGTTCCTTCTGGAACTATTCGAGATAATATTTTACCACTCCCTTACAAAGAACCATCACAAGTTCTTAATCAATTAATGAATCAGATTATTGAAGAAGGCAGACGCTTTGCCTCAGCAGCTGATTTAAAAGTTTCAGATATGTCTGCTCAAGCACCTGTTGGTACAACACTTGCAATTCTAGAACGTACACTGAAAGTAATGTCTGCAGTACAAAGTCGCATTCACTATGCAATGAAGCAAGAATTTAAGTTGCTTAAAACTATCATAAAAGACTATACTCCTGCAGACTACGCATATGAACCAGCAACAGGTTCAAGAGAAGCTAAACGTAGTGATTATGATATGGTTGAAGTTATTCCCGTATCTGATCCTAATGCTGCAACTATGTCACAAAAAGTTGTGCAATATCAAGCAGTAATGCAATTAGCTCAAGCTAATCCAGATATTTATGACTTACCTGAACTTAATCGTCAAATGTTAGAAGTATTAGGAGTTAAAAATGCAGAAAAACTTATACCTAATAAAGATGATATTAAACCAACAGATCCTGTAAGTGAAAATATGAATCTAATTAATGGTGAACCTGTAAAAGCATTTATATACCAAGACCATCAAGCTCATATTGAAACTCATATGGCATTTAAAGATGATCCAAAATTAGCTCAGTTAGTAGGACAAAGCCCAAAAGCTGTACAAATTACAGCTGCAATTGAAGCTCATATTGCAGAACACTTAGCATTTGAATATAGAAATCAAATTGAAAAACAACTTGGTGTTCCATTACCAAAACCAAATGAAGTATTACCAGAAGATGTTGAAGTTGAAATCTCTAGACTTGTAGCTCGTGCTGGCCAACAATTATTAGCAAATAATCAAGCTGAAATTGCAAAACAACAAGCTATGCAACAGGCTCAAGATCCAGTAATTCAAATGCAACAACTTGAACTTCAAATTAAACAAATGGAAGCACAAGCAAAAGCCAAGAAATTAGCTGATGATACAGAACTCGATAAGGCTAAACTTGAACTTGAAAAAATGAAATTAGATTCTCAAGAAAGAATAGCTGGGGTAAAAGTTGGTGCCGACGTAGCTCTCAAAGAAAAAGAAATAACTTCTAGAGAATTTATGGAAGGTACTAAACTTGGAGTAGAAGCAGTAAAAATTAATAAGGAGACTAAATGACGTTAGATGAAATCAGAGTTATCACAAATAAAATAGCAGAAGAACGCGAAGTATTTGTAGAAGACTTAGCAATGGGGAGAGCCGAAGAACATGCCCAATATATGCATGCATGCGGGATCATAAGAGGCTTTGATATAGTACAGGGTTTACTCGCAGACCTTGCAAAAAACGTAGAAAGGGAAGACGATGAGTGAAATCGCAACACTTAAAAAAGATATTGTTACGCTTGATGGCAAACCAATTAGCAGTAAAAAGGAGGAAGCTCCTGCAGAAGAACAAAAACCCACTCAATTACCTGAAGTCAAGGGCTATCGCATTTTGTGTGCTGTGCCTCACGTTGACGATAAGTATGAAAGTGGAATACTTAAATCAGACAAAACTAAAAACATAGAAGAACATTCAACTGTTGTTTTGTTTGTTATGAAAATGGGAGATATGGCTTATGCAGATAAGGATAGATTCCCAACAGGGCCTTGGTGTAAAGAAGGAGACTTCGTAATCACTAGAGCATATTCTGGAACTCGTATCAAAATACATGGTAGAGAGTTTCGCATTATAAACGATGATACCGTAGAAGCAGTGGTCGATGACCCACGTGGATACGAACGCGCATAAGGAGATTAGAGATGGCAGAAATCATTAACGAGATTCCTGACGAGCTTAAAGATGATGACGAAAGTCAAGAAATTGAGCTTAAGGAAGACAAAGAAGATTATGAAGCGGCGGCGGAAGCTAAAGTAGAGGAGTCTAAAAAAGAAACAAAGCAAGAAGAACTAGATTTTGAAATTGAAGAGGAAGATGATACTCCTCCGCAAGACAGAAATAGAGAACCTCTGCCCGATAAAATTAAACAAGAGTTAGATGATGACACTTTAGATGATTATTCAGATAGAGTTAAACAGCGTATGTCTCAACTTAAAAAAGCTTGGCATGATGAAAGACGTGCAAAAGAAGCTTTAGATAGAGAACGAGAAGAAGCTGTTAAATATGCTCAAAATATTATTAATGAGAATAAAAAGTTGAAACAAACTTTATCTGTAGGTGAAGAAGACTATTTAAAAACTCTTAAAGAAAAATATGAATCTGATTTACTTGTAGCTAAACGGGATTATCGTGAAGCATATGATGCAGGTGATGGAGATAAAATCATTGAAGCTCAGGCAAAACTTAATGAAGCTCAATTTAAATTAAGTAAAGTCAATGATATGAGACCACAATATTCTTTACAAAATGAAGAAAATAGTGTATCTTCAGAGCAAGCAAAAATATTTCAGCCTAGAGCTGCTACTCCTGACACAAAAGCGCAAGCTTGGCAGGAAAAAAACCAATGGTTTGGTAAAGATGAAGAAATGACTTCATTGGCTTTAGGACTGCATGAAAAACTTGTTAGATCGGGTATTAACCCTACTTCTGACATCTACTATCGTCGTATAGATGAAACGATGCAAAAACGCTTCCCAGAATATTTCGGGGATGATACTGAATCGATTGAGGAAAAACCTCAACGCAAACCCTCAACTGTTGTTGCTCCAGCAACGCGGTCAACTGGTCCTAAAAAAATCAGATTGACTAAGACACAGTTAGCTTTAGCAAAAAAATTCAAGCTAACTCCAGAGCAATATGCACGCGAATTGATTAAAACGGAGAACGCAAATGGTTAAAAGACAAGATAGAGAACTAGAAGTACGTGAAGAAACTGAAGTTCGTAATAGACAATGGGCTCCCCCATCATTACTACCTGAAATTAAAAAACAACCAGGTTGGGCATATAGATGGATTAGGGTCTCATTAGCTAACGAAGCTGATAACCTAAATGTGTCTTCAAAAATGCGTGAAGGCTGGGAACCTGTGAAACATTCAGATCACCCAGAAGTAAATTTACCGGTAAGCTCCGATGCAAAATGGAAAGACTGCATTGAAGTTGGAGGCTTACTACTTTGTAAAATGCCACAAGAAATGGTAGATCAGAGAAATGCTTATTATCAACAAAAAGCTAAGGATCAAGAAACAGCTGTTGATAATAACTTAATGAGACAAAATGATCCTAGAATGCCTTTATTCTCTGATAAAAAATCTACTAGTTCTTTTGGAAAAGGTTAAAAATATTCTTTAAGGAGAAATTAATATGGCAAGCACAGCCGCACCTTACGGTTTAAAACCCGTAAATTTGGTAGGTGGACAGCCCTATGCTGGTTCTACCCGCCTAATTAAAATTGCGTCTGGGTATGCTTCGAACATCTATAACGGCTCAGTAGTATCAGTAGTCGCTGCAGGTACAGTAGAAATCGTTGATGAAGTTGGTACAAATGCTGATCCATTTGTAGCAGGTACAGTTGGCGTTTTCGTTGGATGTTCTTATACAGACCCAAACACAAAACAAAAATTATTTAAACAATACTGGCCATCAGGCACAGTGGCTTCGGACGCTGTTGCTTATGTTGTGGACGATCCAGATGTTGTATTCCAAATTCAAGCTGACGATACACTCGCTCAGTCTGCATTAGGTATTAACATCCCTGTAGTTAACCCTACAGCTGGTTCAACAACAACAGGCAATTCAACAATGGCAGCCGACGCTTCCGCAATAGATGTAACAGCTACTATTGCATTCAAAGTTGTTGACTTCGTTGACGCACCTGGCTCATCAGTAGGCGACGCAAAAACAGATATTTTGGTTAAATTTAACCCATCATCTCATGCGTACACTGCTGGTACTGGTATTTAATTAGGAGAATAAATCATGGCAATTTCAAGAGCGCAGTTATTAAAAGAGTTGCTCCCTGGCCTTAATGCTTTATTCGGTATGGAATATCAGCGTTATGGTGAAGAGCACAAAGAGATCTACGAATCTGAAACTTCAGAAAGATCCTTTGAAGAAGAAACAAAATTATCAGGCTTTGGTAATGCACCTGTTAAAGGCGAAGGCTCAGCTATCGCTTATGACAATGCACAAGAAGCTTGGACAGCACGATACAACCACGAAACCATTGCTTTAGGTTTCTCACTAACAGAAGAAGCTGTTGAAGATAACCTCTACGACACTTTATCTGCTCGTTACACTAAAGCATTAGCACGTTCAATGGCTAACACAAAACAAGTGAAGGCTGCTAACGTTCTTAACAATGGTTTTAACACAAGTGGTTCTTATAATGGTGGTGATAATGTTTCATTATTTAATACATCACACCCATTAGTAAACGGTGGTAACAACAGCAATACTCAGTCAGTTGCTGCTGACTTAAACGAAACTTCATTAGAAAATGCAGTGATTCAAATCGCTGGTTGGACTGATGAAAGAGGTTTATTAATTGCTGCTAAACCACGTAAATTAATTATCCCACCAGCATTGCAATTCGTTGCAACTCGTTTATTAGAAACAGAGCTACGTGTAGCTACTGCTGATAACGACATCAACGCATTGAAATCAAATGGTGCGATTCCAGAAGGCTATGCAATCAATCATTTCTTGACTGATACAAATGCATACTTCTTAACAACCGATGTACCTAATGGTATGAAGCACTTTACTCGTGCACCATTAACTACATCAATGGACGGCGACTTCGACACAGGTAACGTACGTTACAAAGCTCGTGAGCGTTATTCATTTGGTTGGTCAGATCCCCTCGGCATGTGGGGCTCTCAAGGTGCTTAATATATAAGTACCCTCCTCGGAAAAGCCCAGTCCCTCTCGCTGGGCTTTTTCACTTTTATTACCTCAAACTCATACATTTCATTAGGTACTTATGTATTTCTCTTTGGTATTATTCACTTATCAGCAATGCTGAAATTTAAATTTAAGGAGAAACATTATGTGGACTAAACCAGCTGCTACAGAAATGAGATTTGGCTTTGAAGTAACTATGTACGTTATGAACAAGTAATTATTAGTGTATTAAATTAAGGGGCTGCGGCCCCTTTTTTGTTGTATAATTATATGAAATAGCGTATGATTTTATTTATCTGGGAACATCCAGCTTATC